ACCGTGATCATAGATACGATTTATAGTAGTACCATCAATAGGTTCTTCGTTCTCAATAAATAGAACATTGCCCGCAGTAGATTCTCTATTGAGAAATGGTGTACCTCTAGCTACAGCAACCGCCGCATGAGTAGCTAAATTAGTTTTCCCTACCTTTGGACTAGCAACTACCATTATGAGTTGACCAAATTTAAGTAGTCCCTTAAATATCCATTGAGTAGCTTTATCTTTACGTAAGTTAAGTAACTCAGCTAACGTATAGAGTTTGATCTCTTGTTGCTCTACGCTATATACTTGAATTAACTGTTCAATGTCTTTCTTATCTGTTACAAACTTAGACATCCATTCAGTTAATTGAGCTTTAATTCTCTTCTGTTTAAGTAATGATTCACAACTTGTCATTACAGCAATACGTTTACGAAATTCACTTTCTAATAGTGTATTAAAATCAGTTTCTATTTCATCTGGTGTTTTATCATAATCAGAACAATCTCGATGAATTACCTCGTCTCTAAGTTGCGGTGTTAGTTCCAACAACATCTGTAAATAAATGTTGTAATCTTGCATATAGAAGTTCCTTTATATTATGTGTACCTACCAAATCAGCTATATCACCACCATCATCAGATGTAACATCATCAAGAGGTACAAGATAAAATGGTTTACCAAGTGACCATGCTACATATTTAATTAAGTCAGATTTAACTTTACCGATTTTATCATTATCTGGAAGATAAATAATTCCAGTTATATGAGGATTACTTAACTGTGCGAATAGATAATTATTACTCCATCCAAATGAAGGGGGTGATAGTGTTAACCATCCAGTAATTGAACTAACTATATCTGCACATTTCTCACCTTCAGCAATTAAAACACTACCATTAGTTATGTATCTTTGATTAAATAGACTTGTATTCTTACCTCTACCATATATCCATTGATTACCAACCTTATATTTAGGAAACAATTGCTTACTACCACCACTATCAACTCGTTCAACAATAAATTCATCAGAGTAAGAAAAATAAGTGATGCGGCGATCTCCTATTTGATAGTGTTTAGCTAACTGATAATGGGGCGGACTAACCATGAGTGCATCAAACTTAGTTATTGTAGGTTGTTTAATAACTAATGTTGATGGCGTAATTATGCCACTAGAACTAGATAAACCAAGAGCTGTTCTAATTTGAGCAGTTGAACAATTCTCAGTTACACATAAGTATGCCCAATCTAGTTTCTTATACTTTAATTTGCCACCACAACTAGGACACTTATAACATATCTCAGTTGCTAATTCACTTAATATTTCTAACTTACAATCAGCTAGATTAAATTTAGGCATATTAAATTAAGTCTATTATGTATTGAGTTAAGTTTTCAATAGTAACTTCATCTTTATCACCATCTAATAACTGCTGATAACAAACTGAAATTTCAGTTTGTAAGTCTTCTAAGTCGTTAAAAGTTGTATGACTTAATCTTAAATCAGCAAAGCGTAAACAACTTGATAATAACGCTTCTAATTGATCTTTACTTATGTGCATGATGAACTACTCCATGTATTGTTAACCTATGTTCTATATCACCTTTATAATCAATTAGAGTTACTAGAACTTCATCTCCTTCAAGTACCATATCTATAATGTAGTTATTATATGATGAACTTAATTGAAATAAGTCATACGTCTCATCTTTAATTAACTTAACTAACTTATCTAAATGTTCTTCTAATTCAGGTGTTAGAGTACATCTACTCTCGTAATAACCTTTAATTCTATCTCCAAGTGAATCCATAATAGTACAGGGGTTAATTAACCCCTAGTTAAAGTGTTTAATTATTAAGTAACTTAGTTATCTCATCTAACTCTAATTGAGTTTTAAGATCCGCACTCATTAAGTTATTTAGACGTTTCTCTAATGTAGCCAACTCACTCTTCTTCGTACTGATACTTAATCTACTTAATCTAGTTTTAAGATCAATTGTCCATTCATTTAATGTGTAACCTAGATAAGTAAACTTATTATCTAAACCTAATATTTCAGTTGCTCTAGTGTGCATAACTTCTTTATTAAGTAAGAAAACAAGTATGTCTAGTATTTGTTGTTCATTTGCAGTTTGAATATTAACAATAGCATTAGCATCAACAAACCATTTAAATGCACAATTAGTAACCCAATTAGGTTTAACTTCAAGTGCCGCGATTTCAGCTTTCTTCTTATTTACGATATCGAGTAATTCTTGAACTTTAATATCAGACATATGTTTCACTATCCTTGAATGTATTGTTTACCGTTAACTAAATGAACTACTAAATCAGAATAGTTCATTAATAAATCATCTTTAGTTACTGTTATGTATTTATCATGACAACTAACTTCAGTTGTGTTAACTGCATTGTTACTAACTGTAATTAACTTACAGTAACTTAACACAACGTAATCTGAAATTAATGGAAGATAACCCTGTAGATAATAACCATAGATATGACCATTAATCTCTTTATATACATAACGTTTATCATTAGTAGGAGTTAATTGAGTTAGAGATACATGACTTATAAGAGATATGTTTTTACTACAGTTCATTATCTCTAGTAAGTCAACATAGTTATCTACAGGTAACTCACTTAACCTAACTGATAAACTAGTTAATCCAGTTAGAGGAACTAACTTATTATTATCATCAATAAACACATATCTCTTAACTAAGTCATAACTAGAATCACACCAGTTGTAATCATACCAATCATACTTACCAAGATAAGTTAAGTTAACTTGCTTTTTAGTTTGATAGATACATCCAGGTACTAAATCCCGCACACTTATTTTCTTACCTTGAAGAGATGTGAATTGATTGGCAGCTTTACACTCTTCACAGTTAGCTGGTAGTAATACTAATTCCTTACCATCCCAAGCATAGATAAACTCACCTTCTAACTCTCGCTTATTGCAGTTAGTATTCATTAATATGAATAGTAGATTAGATGGTGTTATCTCAAATTCAAATCCTCTATCATCGTAGACTCGAATCATTGATCTACCACTAGAGTAATGCGACCAACTATCTCTAGTTACATCTTTATTTAGAATGAATCCAGATCGAGGTACATTATCTAACTCTAATGTGGGAATGCCGGGATTTATCCAACTATTAAATGACTTCTCTTTACGTAACTTACCAGTAGCATCGTAGTAGATTATATATGCTAATTGTCCCGTGAAACATTCACTTCTAGTTTGAAATCCGACTTTAATCCGCAATGGTATGAATAGTTGAGTCTGCATCTTTAACCTCTAAATAGTTAACTGATTCTCTAAGACGTAAGAAAAAAGTAGAGATATAGTTTATTACTTCATCAATTGATTGTAATTCGTCACTATTTATTAATAAAACTTCTGTATCATCACTTTCACCTAAATTAAAGTATCCACTAATAGCATAAGTATTACTCCAACTACGATTAGATTTAAAGTAGTAATATACATCTAATTTAACATCTTTAATTAATGCGCCAAATATAACTGCATTAACATCAGTTTGACAACCCCAAGTCAAATTAAACGCCGCATTTAACTTATCTCTAATTGCAGTTACTTCATCATCAGTTATTTGATTTAACTTATCTCTAGTTAACTTAACTGTGTTTCTATGTGATCTAATTGCAGCTTCTAACTTAGATAGATATAACTCAACATTATCTAAATCATGTTCTATATCATGTTTAATGCGAGTATCTAATAACTCAAATAGATTATCATTCATAACTATTCCTATTTAACTAAATCTACTCGTTCTCCTAGAAACCCATATCGTTCAGCTTCAGTTTCCATTTGTTCCCAATCGAACTTAGCATTATCATAGTAGCAATTAACTAAGTTCTTCATTTTATCCCAATAGAACATTACAGCATCATCATTAAGATAATAGATAAATGGTGATCTGCAAGTTTCAGTAACTCCAATAATATATGCGTTACTTACTTCATGAATGCAATTAGTACGTTGATTTATAGCAGCACAATAAGCAGATAATTGTAAGTAGTACCCAATTAGAGGATAATACTTACCACCATCTTTAGTTTGTGCAACTGGATATTTAGCTCTATTCCAGTTTTTCCAGTCCGCCACTGAATTAGATGAAGTAATAACCCCACTATCTCTACCAATGAACTTAGTGGTATCTACATTGCCGCACATATCGTATGTACCAGCAAATCCACGTCCAGTAGCTTCATCTACCCAATATGTCTTCTCTTCAACAGCTATGGGAGTTATGAGATCAAGTACAGGTAGAAACTTATTGAAGAATACATCATCACTTGTTTGAGTTACGCTTGTTTTCTTACTCTTATAATAATCCTCGATTAATTTATGTACCTCAGTACCACGAGTTGCAGCAGTCTGTGTTATTTTATTAGCTTCAGCTTCACCTACACTAGCACGCCATTTAAGTAATCCCTCTTTAGGTTTAGCGTAGTTAATTAATGTAGTAACTGATTTAAATTTCTTAGTTGTTCCATCTAATTGATATGAACGACCTTCTACTTCATCATTTATTTGAGTTAACATATTAGTCTTATACATATTAAATATAAGACTAATATATCACATTACTTGGATTCTAAATGGAAATTATGAAATATACCAAGACGACCTATATCGTAAGAAACAGAGATGGATGACTTAGTTAATAAATCACCAAATTCACTGTAACTAACTTGATATTCATGTCGTTCATTAGTATCATCAACAACTACAATAGTGTACTTATCTGAACAACTTTCACCTAGATAGTTACCGCTACCATCGGAGTTAGGTGTACATGATTCCTCATGCCACTTATCAACTAGTACACCATTAATATTAGTGTGAGTTAATTCAGATGCGTCAATTGCAGTACAACTAAATACAGTTAATATTACTATTATTAGATTTAGTATTAGTTACATTAATAACCACCACTAACATCTTCTTGTTGTTTAGCTACATTAGGCATTACTTTAGCTAGATGAAAGAAGTGATTAACCTTAGTATCTTTATATGCTTTACCTTCATATTCGCGTACTCCATTAGTAATCATGCCATGGAATACAACATTATTACCCTTCTTGAATACTAACTTCTCAGATGGTGGTTTCTCAATAGCATCTAGAAACTCAGTAGATGCGCCACCGTTATCCCAGATTGTGAGATCATAAAAATCTACAATGTTCTCATAATCACCCGCTGGATTTTTCTTACTTCCTGCGTTAGCTGCAATCTTAATCTTTGCAGTACGCTTCTCACCTTTAGTCTCAATAACAATATCTGCTACTAAACGTCCAGCAATTGTAGATTCAGTACCAGATAGATAAAATTGATAAGCCATGATTCTTTGTTCCTTATTTAACTTTGTCGTTTGTTGTGCTTAGTCACCCCGCACGATGTTACTTCAACTATATTACCACAATAATCTAAAATTACATGGGTCTATAACGATTAGGTCGATAATACTTCTTATACCAAGTTATTAGTGTTGTTTTAACCCACTCATATTCAGTAGCGTTATTACAGGCAGCTTTACTAGCAGCAAAGTCAATTAACATTGCTTCAGTTATTTCATCAGGTACAAAGTAATGATCACATAATACATCAGCAATGTATTTCAATACTGCGGGATTATTATGTTCTGCAACTACACTAAATAGAAAGTATTGAATTGGTAATGTTATCTTCATAATTTAAATATCCAATATAGTTCTTAATGCACAATCTAGATAATTAACTTGGTTGCCTGTATAAACGTATTGACATTTACTATTACGTGTAGGTTGTCCAAAACTACCACATCTAACAAACTGAGGAGCGCGTTTACTTAATGTAGTGGCATGAGTTAAGCTAACTCCTTTATGATTAAGATATTCAACTACCGTAAAACTAACATCATCTGAATAATTATGTTCTAACTCTGCATCAATTACATCTTTAATACCAGGATTATTAGTGTGAGCTTCTTCAATAGCATCTAACTTAGTTGTTCTAGATAATAGTTGTTTATTAGTTTCTTCTTGTTGTGTTAACTTCTCGTTCATTGAGTTAATCATCTTCATCATTTCAAATAACATCTGATTCTGATTAATGTTATCTAATGTTTGATTATTATATTCCTCATCTGATTTAATTACGTTAAATGCTGTATCACATAGACGATTAATAGTTTCTTCTGTACCAGCAGCTAATAACGCTTGAGCTAAGGTATTACCTTTATTAGCCCAATATGTCCAGTAAGAAACAATAAGTTTAATAGGTACAGCGTTAAATTTAATACCAGGTCTACTGTCAATTTCAACTTCGACAAGGCTGGAATCCTTATGTGGTAAAGCTTCTGAGGATTTACCTGCTAAAAATTCGTTAAGGCTTGCAGGACGTTTATTTATTGATAATCCAGCTTGAGTTTGACTAAGTTTATACGTACCATCAGAAAGCATAAATACTTCTAAATCAACTGAACCGTATTTAATCGTAGTTCTTGTAGCTTTCATTTGTTTAATTCCTAATTAATGTAAATGTGAGACTAGTAAGAAAAATAGACTCCTTGGGAATGGCTGAAATGCCTGTGGTTGTCGCCTCCGCAGAAATGTGGAAGTCTAATTCCTCCACAAAACCACAATTTAGTAATGCTCTTTTACCTGTAGATTTATCATATCATGATAACCATGTCCAAGCATCTTCAAAATAAATTGGAAATTCTACTTCAGATTCAAGTAACTGTAATGCTAAATCTTGATTAAATTTAATTCTGTTTTCATCATTTACTTGCATCCCATGTAATATCAGTTGACTTAGCATTACTTATCATTTGATTATGCAATTGGGTTATTTCATCACCTATTTTACATATATCGTATTGAAAATTAGTGTCTTTTTCACTATTCCAAACAAGATCAGAAATTACACAATTCTGTTTGTCTAATAGTTCAAGTATCTTAATTAATATCTCTTGTGTTTCCATGTGTTTCACCTATTACACTAGTTAATTCAATAATGTTCGCGCAATTAACTTAGTTCCATAGTTAGGAACTAGATATTTAGTAACGTAGTAATAACCACTGTATTAATACAACAGTTATTGCTACGCCGTCATTAATTAGTAACTGATGTTCTAATTAAATATTGTGTTTCTCCATTTCCCAAACACGGTCATATACAGCTTGTAATTCATCAGGTACATCATTATTATTATTCATAGCCTGAACCCAATTAGATAATGTATCTAATGCTTCATACATATCAGTTTGTCGCAATTGATTTAATTGCTCTAATTGATGATTACTTAACAATTGAACAACTCTAACACCTTTTAACTTATCAATTAACTTATTATCTATATCATAATTTAGATAATCAGACACTTGTTCACTTAATACATCTAATTCTCCAACTAAACTAGCTAAATGAGATAAGTATCTTAACTTATCGTTAGTTGTAGTACCAATTCTATCTACATTAGCTAAGTTAGCAATAGATGTAGCAAACTTAGATATTGCATTTAATGTAACTTCAAGTTGATTATCGTTCTCTATCATTAGAAATTAACTCCATGTCCTACGTTAATAGTGAATAGTCCATTATCCCGCCACATTCTTAATACCTGTGGTCTATCATCAATTACAGCATGAACATTATAAACATTCTTGATATACGCTTCATATATCTCCTGTTTAACTACACTATCCTTACGTTGATCAAGTTCAGCACGCATATACAACGCATCATATCTAATGTTATGTTTATCTAACCAACTAATAGTCTGATCTTTCCAAGTATCCTTACGTCCTGATACTAATACTATTTTCTTACTCGGATAATACAACTTATATAACTCATAGACTGGTTCATTAAGTAGGTCATCCTCGCACGTACTAGCATCATAGGGATTACGACCATTAAGTAGACTTAGAGTACCGTCAAGGTCAATTATGACGCAATCTGGAAGACCTTCTATTCTAGCTGCACTAGGAGGATCAACATACAGATATTTATCGTACATACCACGAATAACAGCTTCACCTACTGAGTTAGTTCGAGTTAGATCACGTTTAATGCACTCAGATAGAGGAACGGTAAGAAAACTATCATTGATGATTAATTCAGCTTTACCTTCAATTAATGCGGCAATTCTAGTCTTATGCTTTGGACAAAGGTGCGTATTATCAAGTATCACATTATACCCATTACTAAGTGCCTCTAGTATTAGTAATTCCTCACATTGAATAACAAACTTCTCATTTTTCTTACTGTATACGCCGTTGTCCATCATGGTGCGAATATCGTCTTTATTAATACGCTTCCATCCAGATACATCGGTAACTAATTGTATAGCGTATGTAGTTTTACCAGATGAGGGCAATCCAACTGTCATAATTACTTGCATAATTCCATCAACGTCTCAAAATTCTTTAACAACAACTTAGATAGTGCTTCTTTAACTGACTTACTATGACCATCTCTAATTGAGAATAGGATAACTTTCCATTTGATGTTAGAGATAGCTATTGCAAACTGTTTCTTATCGGTGATTTTAGCGAACTCATTTAAATCATGTTCAATTAACTCACATAACTTATTGTATTTAGTTAAGTAGTTATTGTAGATGCTACTAAATTCATGGAAGTAACTGATAAACTCATTACCTTCACCTGTTCTAACTAACTCTAATATGTCACGTTTGGTAACGCTTGATTTAATCCTATGATATTTAACATAATCATCGTGTTTTAATTTAACTCGTTTCCAAGTACACCATTCTACTATTACATAACCTTCATTATGTAATCCATCTAACTTAACTAACTCATCTCTAACTTCATCTATAGTTAAACCATATTCAAGATAGTCAACTAACTTAAACGAAGTGAACTTAGGTTGTGCTATCGACTCCTCACGTAATGTAGTTCTATTTCTAACTCCAATTAAAGTTAATGAGTTACTACTATGTGATACAACTACTGGATTAAATGGTGTACATAACTCAAACATATACGTATAGTTAACATCAAAGTCATCTAATTTATATGATTCTTGCATAAATACAGTCCATGCAAGTTCAGCAAATGTAACACTATAATCAAGTATAGTTCCACCAGCATCAGGAGATCCAGTAGTTGCAACTAACCATTCATCATTGTAGTAATACATAATGATTAGACTGCCATCTAACTTCTTATAAGCATAAGAGTTATCGAAGTCTATTTCTGCTGCACATGATTCACCATAGTTATAGAATCTATCAAATGGATATGCTACAACATTCCAATCATTAGCTTCATCTAATATTAATCCGCGACATTCAGTTACTATTGGATGATAATAGGGTGATGTAACATTCCAATAACATAATCCAACTAGATTAGGATATTTAGTATGTCGTCTAACTTGTATTCCTAATTCGGCGGTTAAGTCTTTTAATGACTTAGTTCGGAGATATTCTTGTACTAGCATATTGGTTGAATAAAGTTATCCCAACTACGATTTATTGAATAATTATCAGCTATATCTTTTAATTGTCGCTTAGTTTGTTGTCTGATTCTATGACGAATGTTACAAAGACGAGATTGATTATAATATCTATTATCATTTGGACAACTTCCAAACTTAATTAACACGCGTTTATTGTTAATCATCATTAAAAAGTGCAGCTATTACTAACTGCACTAACTAAGTTAAATTTCGCTAACTACATCATATCTAGATTTAAAAGAATTGTATCTTCTAGGTTCTAGATGAAATGATGGTAACTCTATTAATCCACGACATTCATGATAGACATAATTAGGACTTGATTGGCGAGATTCTACAACATGGATAACCTTAAATCCCGCATCATAAATTAATATAAGTCTATATGGATTGCCGGATCTATCGTTATTACGACTAATTACTTGATATGCTACAGCATCGTTCATACAGGAATCTTCTTAGTTGCAGGTACAACTGGTAATGGATTACTACCTAATGATGTGAATATCTTATCCCAATGTACAGTTAACTCTTTAGTTGTTGGATCTAATTCACTAATCACAAATTCACTATTACGTAAATGTTCACTTCTAGCACCAGTAGCAATATTAGATTCATCAGTAAGAAAACTAATTATATTCTGATTCTTATTTTTCTTACTACGATACATATACCCAATAGCATCGGCGTTAGCTACTGTGTATAATTTAAGACTTCCTGTTAACTGAATATCCTTCACATCTAACTCTGTTTTCTCATCAGACGTTACTTTAATGTGACCACTGAGAATAAGAGCTTTACCTGCTAAACCTTTAAATGGTTCAACGATGTCAATAAATGCCCGTCTAAGTAGACCATAACCAGCACCTTTAGGTAACTCAGTTACATCCTTTCCAGTGAAGTTCTTACCAATAGGCGACTTCTTATACTCGAATGTAGCCTTAGCAAGAGCAAGTGCTTCAATTGCAGTTAATGTATCAAGTGCAATGTAATCATATATGGGTTTACCAGCTTTAACGTTTTCAGCTTTAATTAACTTAGCTGTTTCTTCTAATAATGAA